CCAGCGAAACGAAAACACCCCCATCGGCAAGATCTCATCCACCGGCCACGGCAGCGCACGAGCCGGCCGCGCCGCAATGAGGTTGATGTTCGAAGAATCACCGCTGATGGTCATCGCTGCCGACGGCGACGTGTACGCGATCGATCCGTCCGGCCTGCGCGCTGACGCCGTGACGTCGCAGCATCCGGAATGGATCGTCGGCACGTATACGCGGCGCTGCGGTGCTGGGACGATTGCGGGTGACTTGGTTGTGCATGCGCGGCAGGCGAGGAGGGCGGCATGACGGTAACTGTCCCAATCCCATTCGGCCTTGTGGTAGCGGCCGTCAACGCGAAAGCCGCCAGCATCGCGCCCGCGCCCGCGCGCATTTGTCCCGAGCCGATGACGCTGGCTTTGCCGCCACCAGTTTCAGCCAACGTTTACTGGCGCAGCTTTGTTCCACGTGGAGGCAAGCGGGCCATCGTGGTGGTCAGCGACGAGGCGAAAGCCTACCGCGATACCGTGCACAAGCTGGCGCTCATTGCCGGAGTACGCAAGCCGATCAGCGGCCGTGTCGCGCTCACCGTGCGGATGTACCCAGCCCGCCCGCAGGACTGGGCGAAGCGTGCCGCGAAGAACCCGGATGGCTGGGATGACACGGTGCGCAGCATCGATCTGGACAACGCGCTCAAGGTGCTGCTCGACGCCCTGAAGAACGTCGCGTTCGACGATGATGCATGGGTGCGCAGGATCGATGCGGAGCGCTGCGAGCCAGACGAGCACGGGGCCCGTGTCGTCGTGACTATCTCGCCGATCGTGCGCCAGGCGATCGCGCCGGGGTTGTTCTGATGGCCCACCCGTACCGCGACCGTCCCGAAGCCGGCACGCATGACTGGCTGACACCGCCGGGCATCGTGCGCGCGCTCGGTGAGTTCGCCCTCGACCCGTGTGCAGCCATGAACCAGCCGTGGCAGACCGCCTCGCTGATGATCGCTCCGCCGTACAACGGGCTCGACGCCGAATGGCATGGCCGCGTCTGGCTGAATCCACCCTATGGCGCGCACACGGCCGCATGGCTGCGCCGGCTTGCTGACCACGGCGACGGCATTGCCCTGGTGTTCGCACGCACCGAAACCGAGATGTTCACGCGCTGGGTCTGGCCGCACGCCGACGCGCTACTGTTCATGGCGAAGCGTCCGCACTTTCACCGGCCAGACGGCACGCGAGCGAAAGGCAATAGCGGCGGCCCGATGGTGCTGATCGCCTACGGAACGCACAACGTGGCAGCACTGCGCCGCTCCGGCATCGCTGGTGCGCTGGTGATGACGATGGCGACGCAGGAGGCCGCATGACCACCCACAAGCCCCGCGAGACCATCGCCCCGAAGCTCCTGCCGCACCTGGCCGAGCCCATCGATGCCTACACGCTGGCCGAGCGTATCAGCACGACGTTCACCGGCTGCGAGTCGGCGCTGCGTGCGATGCAGCGCCGCGGCCTGGTGCGGAAGATCGTGCGGCGTGAGAAGGGCGAGTTCGTCGCGCATCACTGGGTGGCTACGGCATGAGCTGGCTCTGCCGACTTGGCCCGCACTCATGGATCGAAGTGATCGTTCGCCAACCATGGCATCTGTGCAAGAAGGGAAAGATGCAATGCATATGCAAACGCTGCGGAGTCCAGTGGAATTTCCTGTGACCGAGCCCGTCACTTGCGCCAGCTGCCGCTACTTCAAGCCGGACGCGCACAACCCGAACGCGGCCATGGGCCGCTGCTATCACAACGCACGGCACGGGTATTTTTTCGCGAATGAACACCACCGGTGCGTGGATCACACCTCGGAGCCGCAGGCCAAGCCGGAGAGCGCGCCGAGTGAGTGACCTGAAGCCACCAGGCACTTTCAGCGGCGGACCCATCGCCGACTTCACTGACGGCTGGGCGCTGATTCCGTTCGTTGGCGATCGCGGGCACTACTGGCGTGACATCACCCGCGGTCTTCGCAAGCAGGGACTGATCGCCGACGAGAGCATGCGAGTGTATCGCTCGCTCTGCGGCGTCACCGGTAGCGCGACGCCACGATCACCAGCGCTGAACGTCGGCAACTGGCCGCTGTGCAAGCACTGCACGAAGAAGGCGCCGCGATGGGCGCGCAAAGAGGAACGGGTGACGTGCTGGAGCGATCCGACGGTGAGAGCGCTGTTCCGATGACCGAACCCTATTCCCGCCCGGAACGCTCCGCCGAACTCGCGATCGCGCGCAGGCACCGCGCCGAGATCTACCGCGATCCCTGCGCGCATTGCATCCACCGCGAGACGGCTTTCGACAGGGCCGCTTGCCCCACCTTCGGAAGGACCTTCCCGCGCTGCCTCAGCACGCCGGGCCTGCAGTTCGAACTTGATCACAGCACACTCACCAAGGGCAAACCATGACGACCAACGAACTCTTCGGCAAGGATCGCCCGATGCTAATGGAGCGTCTGGCCCGATTGCTCGGGTCGTCCACCTTCACCACGCCAGACGCCGGTGGCGGTACGCCTTTCAGCTCGCGCAAGTTGACCGCTGAAGCCGAGATGCTGCTGGCCCTGAAGCTGGCACAGACGCATCCGGGTGACGTCGGCCCCTGGCTGGTGTACTCGATCGCGCTGCAGATCGACGACCGCCAGCGCGAGATCGTGCAATGGCTCGCCGGCAAGTTGGAGTGCGGCACGGGCATCCTCGGCAAGCGCAACGCGCCGCGGCTGCTGATCACCGCGAACGCCGCCTACCAGCTGGCTGTGCATGGCTTGGAGCCGAAGCGGCCGAAGACGCGGCCGGCGGACTATCTCGCCCTGGTGAACATTGGCGCCGGCTGGCTCTGGATGAAGTGCGAGAGCGCGATCGATCGGGCCGAGTTCGCCAGTGGGAAGCCTCGCGACCAAGACCGGCGATTCGAGACCGCTTGACTGTCAAGGGGGTATTCGCCTAGATTTCGCTACAGGCGAAGTTGCCACCACGCCGAACCATCACCCGAAACCCTGCCAGAAATGGCGGGGTTTTTTGTTTGCGCGCGATAGATCAATGGCAGATCGCTGGGCTCATAACCCGGAGGTTGTCGGTTCAAGTCCGGCTCGCGCTACCACTTGCTGCGCGCTCCTAGGCGGATATGCCGGGTAAGAGCTACGCGCTGGCGTCCGGCCGCAGCATTATTTCGAGGCACCACGATGCTCCAGCTTCCCGCCACGCCCGCGCAGGTCCTGGCGCAAGTCATCGTGCCCACGTTCCAGCATCTGCTGCCGGGTAAGTTCGACAGTAAGCCGGCGCGCGTGCAGTTGTTGGCGATCGCGCTGCAGGAATCTGGGCTCAAGACCCGGCGGCAGGACGGTGGTCCAGCGCGCAGCCTGTGGCAGTTCGAGCAGGGCGGCGGCATCCGTGGCGTTCTGGAGCATCCTTCCTCGCGCCAGTACGCCCGCGCCGTCTGCGCCCTGCAGGCCGTGGCGCCGGTGTCCAGCGACGCCTATGCCGCGTTCTTGAGCGACGACCAGCTGTCCTGCGCCTTCGCCCGCTTGCTGCTGTGGACGGATGCCGAACCGCTGCCGGACTTGGGCGATGTCGAGGGCGCCTGGAAGTACTACCAGCGCAACTGGCGTCCAGGGAAGCCGCGGCCCGATGCATGGCCGTGGAACTACGCGGCAGCGCTGGATGCCGCGGGATGACCGAGCCGGCTGAGATGAGTACCGAGGCGCTGAGCCGAGAAGTCCACCACCTCCGCCGCGAAGTCACTGAGTTGTCGTCAAACGTCCGCGACCTGGTCGAGGCGTGGAATACCGCCCGCGGCCTGGTGCGATTCGTGAAGGTGCTGGGTCAGCTGGCCACGGCCGGCGCGGCGATCTGGGTGATTCTGACGATGTGGCGGGGAAGCAAATGAAACTGGTCGACGACGCCCGCCGCTGGTGGCGCTGGCACACGACGTACGTGTTCGCCGCGATCATCGCGTTCCCGGAGATCTGGCTGCATTCCACCGACCTGCAGGCGCTTCTGCCGCCAGCCGTCGTGAGCCACATCGCTCCGATCGTGGGTGTGATCGGCTTCCTGCTGCGCATTCGTCAGCAGACGCCGGTGCCGCCGACAGTTCGCCCGCCCGATGACGACAACGCGGAGCATGCGTGATGAATACCTTCGACTGGGTGGTGTGCGGCATCTTCGTCGTCATTGGCGGCGGTTATCTGCTGCTGCGCTGGATCATGAGCGGCAAGGACTCGCTGCGCTGATGCGACCCGTCAAGCAGGACAAGCTCTATTCCGATGAAGGGATAGCCAACGGTAACTGTCTCGCCGCCTGCTACGCATCGCTGCTGGACATGCCGTTATGGATGGTTCCACCTTTCGATCAGATGTTCGGTCGCGGAGACTGGGCCAGTCGTCGCGATGAATGGCTGGAACGCCTCGGGTTTGAGCTGGTGTGGACTCCTGGCCATGCGGTTCACGAGCTTCCTGAGTTCTATATCGCATCGGGCCGATCGGCTCGCGGGGTGCTTCACGCCGTGATCTACAGCTCTGGCGAAATGGTCCACGACCCACATCCAAGCGATTCGGGCATTGAGAGCGTGCTCGACACCTATCACCTCGTCCCGATCGAGAAATCCTGATGTTCGCCAGCCTCACCGCAAAGCTGATCGCACTCGCCGCGGCTCTCGCGCTGCTGACCGGTGTGATGTTGTGGTTCGGCGCCCACGAGCGCGCCATCGGCGCCGCTGGCGTGCAGGCCAAGTGGGACGCCGCCAAAGCCTCGCAAACCGTACTTGCCGTCAACGCCAGCGAGTCCGCCCGCGCGACCGAGAACCGCCAAATCCAAGACTTCGCCGGCATCGCCTCCGGCTACCTGCAGGCAACGATCCATGCGTATCCGTCACTTGCTGATGCTCTCCCTGCTGCTGTTGCCGCTGGCACTGTGCAGCTGCGCGACGACTGCCCCGCAACCCCTGGCCGTGGCGTGCCCGAAGGCACAGCCCGTTCCCGTGCCGCTGATGCAGCCGCCACCCAAGCCCTTGCAGACCGCGTCCAAGCTGCAATCTCTGCTGTTCGTGCCGGCGACGAAGCCGATGCCCGCGAACGCCAGCTCAGTGCCCAGGTGATCGGTCTGCAGGGTGTCCTGGCCGCGGAACGCGGAGGCCGCTGACATGCACTTCCTGGTCTGCATCCTGATCGGCGCCCTGGTGCTGATCGGCCTGGTCGTGTGGCTGCTGGCCGAGATCAACACCGATCGCAAGTGGCAAGACAGCATCAAACCCACCGTGCCCGGCCCGCTGGAGCGGTTGCCGCCGAAGAGTGATTGCTGATCATGGCTCGCCCGACTTCGTTCAAACCCGAGTACGTGGAGCAGGCGAAGCGCCTGGCGGCCACGCTAGGCGCCACGGATACCGAAATAGGGATGTTCTTCGGCGTGACCGAGCGCACCATCAACCGCTGGAAGCTCGATCATCCGGCGTTTGGCAAGGCGCTCAAGGTCGGCAAGGCCCCCGCCAACGAACGCGTGAAGCGCTCCTTGTACCTGCGCGCTGTCGGTTACAGCCATCCGGCGGAAGAAGTGTTCTGCAGCAATGGCAAGGTGACGCGGGTTCAGACGGTCAAGCACTACCCGCCGGACACCGGCGCCATCGTGTTCTATCTCTGCAACCGGGACAAGGAAAACTGGAAGCAGAAGAACCAAACCGAGCACACGGGTCCAGGTGGCGGCCCGATCCAGTCGATCACCTCGCCGCTGTCGGCTGAAGAACTTCGCACTATCGCCACGGAATTGGCCACCAAGGTCTAGCCGTGGAGTTCAGCGCGAAAGAGCGCCATGCCGCGGCACTCATGGCGCGGGAGGATCTGTACTTCTTCAGCCGTTGGATGTTCCTGCAGCGGCGCGGCTATCAGTGGATCCGGGGCCAGCACCACAAGGCGCTGTGTGACGCCCTGATGCGGGTGTTCAACGGCGAATGCAAGCGCCTGATCATCAACATCCCGCCGCGCTACTCGAAGACCGAGCTGGCGGTGGTCAACTTCATGGCCTGGTGCCTCGGCAAGGTGCCGGACGCTGAGTTCATCCACACCAGCTATTCGGGGCGCCTCGCCGGCAACAACGCCTGGCAGGCGCGCGAGCTGGTCGGCAGCAACGAATACCGGGAGGTGTTCCCGGGCACCATGCTGCGCGGCGACAGCGCAGCGAAGGACGAGTGGCGCACGACAGAGGGCGGCATCGTATACGCGGTCGGCGCTGGCGGCACGATCACCGGCTACGGCGCCGGCAAGCACCGGGAAGGCTTCGGCGGCGCGATCCTGATCGATGACCCGCACAAGGCCGACGAGGCCCGTAGCGACGTCATCCGCCAGGGCGTGATCGAGTGGTTCCAGAACACGTTGGAGAGCCGCAAGAACGATCCGCAGAACACGCCGATCATCGTGATCATGCAGCGCCTGCATGAGGGTGATCTGGCAGGGTGGCTGCTGGGTGGCGGCAACGGCGAGCACTGGGATCACGTCTGCCTGCCGGCGATCACCGAGCAGGGCGACGCTCTCTGGCCGGAGAAGCACGACATCGACGAGCTGCGGAGGATGCAGACAGCATCCCCGTACACCTTCGCCGGGCAGTATCAGCAATCGCCTTCCACGCCGGAGGGCAACGTCATCAAGCCTGACCAACTGAAGGCCGACGCCGCGCTGCCGGCCGATGGAATTCACTGGGTGCGGGCATGGGACTTGGCCTCTACAGCACCGAAGCACGGCACCGACCCGGATTGGACGGTCGGGGCGAAGTGGGGAAAGGATCGCGCCGGCCGGTTCTACATCGGCGACGTGGTGCGCATGCGCGGCAGTCCCGACGAAGTGGAGGCGACCATCGTCAACACCGCAGCCCGGGACGGCAAATCGGTACGGATATCGATCCCGCAGGATCCAGGTCAGGCCGGTAAGTCGCAGATCCTCTACCTGACGAAGAAGCTGTCCGGCTACCGGGTCAGCTCCAGCCCGGAAACGGGCGACAAGGTGACACGCGCCGAGCCGATGGCCGCGCAGATCAACGTAGGTAACGTGAGCATGCTCAAGGCGCCCTGGAACGACGCCTTGGTGGCCGAGATGCGAATTTTCCCGAATGGCACGCACGACGACCAGATCGATGCCAGCAGTCGCGCCTTCAATGAACTGACCGCTAAAGCGGCCCCGATGCAGATCTCCGACGAACTCCTGAGACGCGCCTGATGACCTTCCGCGACTGGTTCAAACCGAAGTCCCCCGCTTCGGTGAGCCCGGCTGCGTCCGTGTCGGAGCGCTGGGCAGACATGGAAGCGGTACGACTTCAGAAGAAAATGAAGATCAGCTCGACGTTGCTGGCACTGGCTAACCAGAAGTCCGAGGTGGAGAAGTTCGAGCTGAAGCGCTATGAGCCTGCGCCGGGCGTGGTTCCGGCTGACAAGCTGCAAGGCGTGTTGGCGCAGGACGCGACGCCGTACGACTACCTAAACCAGTGCGGCGGGTTCGGCGGCTATTCCGGATTCCCTGGCTACCCCTACCTGGCCGAGCTGGCGCAGCTACCCGAATACCGCAAGATGGTCTCGACGCTCGCCGACGAGATGACGCGCAAGTGGATCAACCTACGCACCAATGGCGAGGGCGACAAGTCCGAGCGGATCCAACAGCTCGACGCTGAACTACGCCGGCTTCGCTTGCGCGATCACTTCCGCAAGGCCGCCGAGCAGGACGGCTACTTCGGTCGCGCGCAGATCTACGTCGACGTGACGAAGCCCGGCACGACGGAGTTGGCCGCCGATGACCCGAAGGAGCTGGAGGCGCCGCTGTTCCTGTCCGACAAGAAGCTTGCCAAGGGCTCGCTGGTCGGATTCAGAACCGTCGAGGCGATGTGGTCTTACCCCAGCCTGTACAACTCGACCGACCCGCTGAAGAAGGGCTTCTATAAGCCCACATCGTGGTTTGTGATGGGCAAGATCGTGCACGACAGCCGCCTGCTGCTGTTCGTATCGAGGCCGGTGCCTGACATGCTGAAGGCGGCCTACA